AGGCCATTTACAAGTGAGTCTCGTTGACGATGTGGAGCATTAGCAACTGAGGTTGATTCCATCTTATACGGATCACTTCCATCAGGGGCATTAACCCCGGACAATTGTGCAGCAACATTACCAATTATCCATTGCGCGTTAGATAAATCCCATGAAAACGGTAGGTTATTTGTTCGCTCTTCTTCGATCAACACCCCTTTCAACGTTGCCGCTGCAATCGCCGCGCCAGAGGATTCGGTCACAACTCCTCCTGCAGAAACAGTATTGCCATTTTCATAATTAAAGTATTTTACATTGCCAACATTAGTACCATGTTCTGCACCAATCTCTACATTCTCAGAAGGATTCTGGTTTGTTTGCCCTGTCACGTCCTCAACAAGCATTTGTGTTAAGGTGCCTGTAACTGTAAGTGTTAGAGATGTTGTTGCGGCAGTTTTCGGTGTGCCACTATTCCATGAGATGCGATTCGTTCCATCAGCAGTTAACGTACCGGTGAATGCATTGCTGGCAACCGCAGTATCTCCGCTGCCTCCGGCAATTGTTACCTGATACTCTCGTCCACTAATTACAGTAATTGTTTCTGTAACTAATCCTGTAGCTAGATTATGGACTCTGCGAGCGCCCACAAACCGTGCTTCATTAGCGGTAACGTCTTTGACCAACCCTTCTTGGTCAGTAACGGTAGCATCTGTATCGTTACGGGTAAACGTATATGTTTTATCAACAGCAGTTGTAGGAATTAGGCTATTAGTAAGAGGGGCAAAGAATATCCTAGCGATACCACCAATACCATCCATTACCCCTCTCATAATATCGCGCATAATTCCACGCATTATGTCGCGCATAATAGCCATAATTAAGCCCTTGAGACTTCACATACCAGACTACTAGATGTAGTATGGTCACTTACTGTCAGGCGAACAAGCCACGTGCCCTGGATTTCACCAATCTCTTCTGCATCAGCGGTATAAGATTTAATTAGACGAGCAGCACCATCTGCTTCTGTCTCCCGCTTACGTTCGAGATCAACCTGGAATGTACCATCAGTATCATCTTGGATGGACACATCAAAAAAGTTACGACAATCTACCTTGTTGCCACTAAGCAGTAACCAGTCAGTAGAGCCAGTGGTAGTGGTAGCAAATGTAGAGACAACTCTACTACGATTATCAGCCATTCTATTCTCCTAAAATAGCCACATCCTTGTGGCTAAACTCCAATTATTACGCCGGGTCAGTACCAGTTATGGAACCAGCAGCTCCACCAATACCATTGCAAATCCAACTAGTCCCATCGCTTAAGAAATCAACATAGTCACCAATTTCAGCTAAATTTAGGATAAAGTTAATCTGATCTTCAGCTTCAGCAAGTACTGTAGCACCATTAACGACCAATACTCCGCTGATGTTATCCCCTTCCGCTGAAATTACAGCAGAAGAAGTAGTGATAGCGAAATTACATGTTACACGAACCCTAAAGCCAGTATTAGTTACTGCTGGAAGAGTAATATCTCCAGAAGCAGCATCCCCTAATAGTATATTTTTTCCATTATCAGCCTCAACAAGAGTGTCTCCTGCTGTCACTGACTCAACCGTGCCTAGAGTTTGTGTTTTACCTGCAACCTTGAGACTGCCACCACCAGAAGCAGTACCAACTGCTACGTTAGAAAAATGTGAAAATTTTGTACTTTCATTAACATTAGGCATTTTAATCTCCTTACCTCTCCCATTCAGTGGGAGGTCAACTTCTTTCCTCAGAAAGAATATATGAGAGAAAGGGGGCCCTGAGGCCCCCGATCAATTACACGCCTTCGGAACCGTAGATTCCACGAGGATCAGTCCAGCCGAAACTGTAACGGGAAGTAGCCTTATACTTCGCATTGTCAGTATCGAAATCGTTATCCATCGAGAAATCGTCAGCACGACGCTCAAAGTACTTCATGCCATCCGGGCAATTAGTCCGGAGGAAGTAAGCACTAGTACTAGAGAAGTAATGATTAACAATCGTACCACCAGGGAACTTGCCCATGTTCTTCAGAGAGTTAATATCATTATCCGCAGTACCAACACGGAGCGGGGTATTTAAAATACGATCCGCTTCAAACACCAAAGCAGGCGGAACATGCAGCGTTTCAGGCATCAACGAAATCCTCAGACCACGGTCATTGGTTGCGTTCATGATCTGAATGCACAGATCTTCCAAACTTGCTTCAGAAAGTGCAGCAGCAACAGCCAGCTCATTCGACCAGCTAGGGCCGTTTGTCGCCAGATGAGCAGTACTAATCATTTCCACACCGTCACCACCAGTGTACGAAGAGTTGAACGCACGATTGTATACGTTCGCAGCAACGGTCTCCTTGGTTTGACGAATAGAAAATGCGAGTCCCTGAGAACGCCGCTTGCCGACTACATCATAGAGATCATCATCAACCATTTCACGAGTGATGATAAACCCAAGAGCATACACGACATGCGTATAACGAGTCAAGAAACTCTGTTGCTCGGTATCATAAGATACCTGTTGACCTTCAGGCTTGACACTAGCCAGCCCAAATCCTGAAATACCTACATCTTCTTCCCACGCTTTACGCGAGCCGTAAGTATTAAACAGGTCTGTACACTCTTCTCGGTGTTCATTGTATGCTTTACCATACCATGCATTAACGCCGGGCCAGAGTGCTTTGGCAAAACTACCAGTAGTAATAGGCATTTTTTATTCCTCCTTAAAGCCCAACTTGCGCCAGATTGAACGCATGGTTAGCTGGAGTTACGATCCAGCGAGTCCATGGTTTGGTCGCATCAATGGATGCCAATTCATTACCAGGACGCTGCACCAAATCCAACAGAATGAAGGGAAGGGTAGCAGTTTGTGCCTTAGTAGTAGAATCAATTTCCATTGTAGAATTACCAGTAGTGGAATTAACGCCAGCATTGATAATTTCAACATTTGCACCACGATCAGCAAGTACAAGAGGAGTTGTATCCCCATCTTCTTGCATCTCATAGAGCGCATCAGGTGCAGTACACACTAGAATAACATCAGTAGCGTTAGCCGCTGAATTACGAACTGCAGCACCAGAAATAGTAGGCTCGGAGTTAGAAAGCATATTGTCACCAAGTTTACCATTCACAGTAGTTGCAGTAGCAGGCAACACACCAACGCACACACCAATAAAGCCGACCTGACCTGCTTCGTACAAATCAGGATAGCCGTCGGAAGTCATTTGAACAAGATCTCCCACCGCAATAGCAGAATGGGTAGCATCGAGCTGATATGCTCGAACAGAAGCTTGCCAAGGACTACCACTCAGTGTGCCTACAGGGTATGCACCATTTGGGTTGTCAAAATTAGCCATATTATATCTCCTATAGTGACTAAACTACTCAACAGGAGACTTAAGATAACAATTAATCAATAGTAACCTTACCATATTGTCCATCTTGTCCGCTGTTAAGTTTTTCTTTTAACGCGCTCTCACTTTCATCCACCCGTGCATTATAGGCTGCTACATCTTCATCCCTAAATTCCTTGGGTTGTTTCATCAAAAAAGCGGTCACACCTTGCCCCACTCGCATTGAAACGTCAGAAGATCCAGAATTAGATGTGTCCACTCCGAAATTACTTAACGGAACTTCATCTACTTGAACATGGACAAACCCTGCCTGTTTAGCATGGTAGATATCATTGTTAACGTCGTTAAACCAATAGTAAAAGTAATTAGGGTCTAAGGCTTCTTTCGGTACTTCCATTTTCGGCCTTGCTCCGCTAATCGGAACCCTTTTTGGGCGACTACCTTGCAGGTGAACATTGTCAACCTTGCGTGGACGACCGCGCCGTTTAGGTGTAGTAGTTTGATTACTAGTCATTATTATCTCCTATGGCCTCTTTGTGCTCGTTACTGATACTTAAAATATTCACTCAGATAATCTTGTTCAGTCATATCTGGCGTAGCCCGTAAGATAGTGCGCATCAAAGTACGCTCCTCTTCGGGAAGATCTTTAACAGAATGTTTAGATTGTTTACCCTGTTTCCGACCTTTACCTGCAGCCTCTACTGCGTTGGGTTTCCCCCTACGTGCTCCTGGAAACTTGTCTGGGAAGCGAGCTTTAACTTCTTTGGACACATGTGCATACACATCAGATAAACTCTTATCTGGATGGAGCTTAGCATAACCAGCTCCTATTGTGTTCGCGTAAGATCGTAGATCATCATCTTGATTATACCAATTATTATCTTCCACCCACTCTTCGAAATCTTCGTTTGTGGCTGTATCCTCTACAACGGCCTCAGCCTTTGTATCTTGGATCTTGTCATCAAGTTCTACTACCTTTACGTGATCTTGTGCCTCTAAAGCTTCAACTTTCTGTTGCTTAAGCTCTCGGATAGTCTGTTCACGTTCCTGTTTACGGATGTTCTTTTGGTGCTGTGTTAGCGCCTCCATACCATCTTGCAGTTTACGTGTTTGCCGTTTTAGTGTACGAATTTCATCATACAACGGCTGACGATCCATGAACTCTTCTGCTGTGAGAGTCCTTCGTCCTTCTACTCCATCTGGTTTCCATCCATGAGTAAGTGCTTCCTCTTCAACTTCAGTATACTCATGTGTTGTTTCTTCTTCTTTCCCTTCTTCTACAGAAGTTTCTTCTGCTTCTCCATCAATTGCCTCTAGCAATTCATCTTTTGTTGGGATTACGGCTTCTTCGCCCATGGTTATTCCTCTATTCTAAGTTGCACGTCATCATCATTAATGACAACATACACAGTATCCGGATCGTCCGGGTGTGCTACAAACTTACCAGCATGTTTAGCAAAGATAACAATATCACCTACTTTTGCCCATGGCTTACCATCGTCATAAGCCTTCCATGCGTTAGGACCAATATCAACTATACGTCCTCGCTCTGTAGCAGCTATTTCTGCTTTGTAAGTCTTTGTGTTAGATAAATCAAATCCCCACTCAGTCTTACCGTTGTTCTCATTTAGTACTGGTTCTATCAGAACCCTGTGCCCTATGGCCTTAAATCTAGTGGTCATATTTAGTATCATCCTCGTAGTTAAGGTCAAGAACCCAATTGTATCCTTGTATCCTTCCTATCATAATGTCCTGCGAAGGAGTGATACCGATAACATTACCTGGGCTTGTCTTTATGGCTAGAACTGATCTAGCTTCTTCTAACTTAATTTGGTCAAATACGTTTCTAGTTACTTTGTTATTTAGCCACTGTTCATACTCTTCTTTACTTATATCATTATTCTCTATTTCTTGTGCTACGGATTCTAAGTCATCCTGTGTTAGTGGTGCCTGCATTTGTTGCCCCCTTTGAAGCTTTTGCTCTTGCATCTAATCGAACTTTAAGTTCTTTGATTTGCTCATCATACAGTTTTAACTGATTTCCAGGTTCTACGCCCTCAGCTTGGGCTATCTGAAGAATACCTTTTACGTATGCTTCAAATTCTCTAATATCAAGTTCCCGCTGTTTAAGTTGGTAATCCAACTCTTCTTGAGAAGGACCACGAGGAGGAACTTGCATAAGTATTTCTTGGTTAGGCTGCTCTGTAGCCTCAAGATATCTGCGAGTAACTTCTTGCACATTAACTGTTCCTAGTTGTAGTACTTCGAACAAAGCTTGAACTTTAGCAAGACGTTGTTCCTCAGTAGCAACATTAGGATCTGCAGAAGGTCTTACATCAATATCTTCTGGATTGTAATCCGCATTCTTTATAGTATCAGCCCGTTCGTCCCCAAGATCGAGTACTGAGAAATATTCTTCAGGAGCTAGATACTCATAGTTAAGTTTACTTAACAGTTTATATTCTTTGGTAAGAGAACGATAAATTCTCTTGTAGATAGAAGAGAATACTTTCATTCCTTGCTCTATAGAAGCTAGAGCTACAGTAGCTTTTGTATTCTGTCCTGGCAGTTTTCCAGTCATCATATCTTGTACAGAAGATATCTTTTCTCCATATTGTATCATCAAGTCTAGTAGATTAAATAAAACAGAAGAAGGTTCCTTAGTTGGTAGTGGTACAATCCCTTTACGAAGATCATCACCAGTAGCATTAGCAAATTTCCATTCACCAGGAGTAAACGATTTGTTACCTCCTTTTATACGAATTCCTTTCGATATAAATCCAGCTTGTCTGTTGCTAAGAGTTCCAGCATCTATAAGCTGGTTAATGGTTGTGTTGATTGTGTCGTTGATAGGACCAAGAAGAATACCAAATCCTATATCGTAGAACCCACCATCAGGAGAAGGAATAAAGGAGAATTTAGTAAAATACTGATCTGGAGTGATCTTTATGATCTTCTCACCATCTGCAGTAATCTTAATACTCTCTGAGTTAAACCTAGGAACAATCCTCAATACATTCTTTGATCCATAATCTACAGTAATTACATAGGGTTCTTTGTATCCATCACCATCTAGATCACAGTAACAATGTTGCTCCAATACCTTGTATGGGGCTTCATCCCGATTATCCATCCCTTCAGGAGAAGTTCCTATCATTTCATCCCTGTTCTCATCAATCATATCTTCCATAGGAGGTCTAGAAAGTTCTACATCAGCATACGTTCCTTCTGCTTGCCTTTCATAAACTTCATTCTCATTCAAAGAAAGAATATGAGTTACGCGATCCGCATCTGCTAAAGACTTAGCCCAGTAGTTAATTACTAATTCTTTAGGATACACTACCTCACTAACATTTGTTCCTTTGATAGAATCAAAATATGTCTTCTTAAACATGCATCCTATGATAGGTAAGGCAAAGAGAAGACGATCCATCTCTTCTTCCCAATCTTCCATCTGCTCTAGTAGTTGGTAGCTCATGTGCTTACCAACACGGATAGCCCGGTCTCTCTTTTTCCCTTCTGGGTCAAACCCAATAACTTTTCCCTTTACTACATTAGTTCCTGGGACTAGCGCTGGGTATGCTCTAGCAGAGAACTGCAGAGCAGCAATTGTGAGTAATGGGAACTTTACGTTGGCGGCTCCTACCCAAGGGAATGTTTTTTCTTCAACTGTTTGCATCGCAAGACGAGTCCAAGATTCTATATTAGTGATATAGGTATCTCGGGATAACTCATCTTCATCATACGTTTCACATACATAAGTACCAATAGCTTCGAGATCTTTCTCATCTAATTCATCTACAATAGATACATTAGAAGTTATCTTCTCCATAGAAATTGGATTTTTAATATAATTGCTCATATACTATTAGTACCCTGTTATGGCACATCTTCCATCAGGAAATAGTGCAGTATCACCAACCTCTTCTTCCCACAACTCATCCGCCCATTCAGAAGCTGTTGGAGCTTCTATCATGTTAGCAAGGGTGAGACCTATCCATGCGAAAGCATCAACATAGTCATCATGCGCTCCCCGCGGAAAATGACGAAGTTCAGCCTCAAAGTCAGGATACCAATCAAATTCTTTGTCAAACCACACATTCCCTTGACGAAGACGAGCTTGTATGGACTTTGCTCTAGCTACTTTATCAGCAGTAGGCGGTAAAGGATTAAGGTTAATAAACACCCCTCTATCCTGCATCTCTTTTCTTAAGAAAGGCCCAAGAGCCTTTTCTATTGCACCTACCTCTGTCGTAAATAATTCTGGCTGGTATGTCATGTGCACATTGAACATTTCATCAATGATCTCCATAGCATCCCATCTACCTTTCCTTGCATCTACCACATACATCTTATTATCACTGTCTATTCCGATAGTGACGATTGCAGTATAGTCGGCTCGCTCCCTCTGTGATATTGCGAAATCAATAGCAGTGTAATAATGGAGGGGAGTTCCCTGTAGCTCTCTGAAATCATATTCAAATCTAAAGTCGTCTTTTCTGAAATAGGCTGTGGAGTCGTCGATTGGGTAGTTGAGATATTCTTGTGCATAACCTTCCGGATATCCTTGATCTATATAGTCCTGCCTCTCATCTTCAAGACGTTTCTGTGTGAACTTCTCAGGCCATAGAATATCAGAGAAATCTTCATTATGGGCCTTGTACCTGACAGATTTCCATATCTTTTTAGTATTAGCAGATGTAGATCTTAGCCCATCAATTAGTGTGTCTCTTGCGCCAATTGGAGGCATCAACCTCTCAAGCATTGAGTCTAAATGCAGAATAGTTCCAACTACCCTAAATACTGCATCATCACTTCC